ATACTCTTTAAGTGCGGATAGCTTTGGAGTTTGTTTTAACTTGTCAAGCTTGCCCGCCTCCTCCAACTGTCCGGCATAGCCTGATGTTGAGGATGACACACGCACCAGCTCATGGTGATCGCATAGCATACGAAGAGCAGTAAGCTTTGACATTACCTTGCCCTTGAGTGCATCCATCACATCGTTGGAGTGCTCCCCAGCGTAGTGGCTGAACAGATCAAATGATGAGCCAAAGGATTCCATAGCATCATCTAAATCTTTTAATAGTTCACGTGCAATCTCTTTATACAGTACAGCACCGGCACGATCAAACTCTACCAAAATCGGCTCCGCAAAAATCGTATCGGGCAGGTAGGGTGCGACGTCTGCATCTGTCTGTCTCTTGCGTACTGTTGTGCCTGCAAGTGTTTTGCTGAGTGTTGTTAAATTACGGTAGCGTTCTACACCACCAAAACGATTACGTACGATAAAGGTTTGGTCAAATAAATCAAAGCGTCCTAAGACCTTAGAGTCCACAAACTGCATAATGCTGTAAAGCTCTTCCGGCTTACCGTTCTCAATAGGTGTTCCGGTTAATGCAAATTTAATTGGGCTAGTTAGTTTTTTAACGTGCTTTGATCGTTTTGATCTGAAAGATTTGATTGCTGTTGCTTCGTCGCAGACAACAAAACCTCTTGCCAAAGACTCAACGTATTCCCAATCGTTAACAACCTGTTCATAATTGAGGATGACGTAGTCGGCATCTTCAGCTGTGACATACTGTTCTGCTCTTTGAGACGGGGTTCCATCCACGACCACAGTACTTGAAGACTCACCTGTAAATTTCCTAATCTGTTCTGCCCACTGGTATTTTAATGAGGATAAGCATATAACTATACCAGGTTCTGTAATCTTTCCCTCGTCTTTTAACTTCTCAATAGCAGCAATAGTTAAAACAGTTTTACCCAGTCCAAGGTCATAGGCCACAAGCATCTTCTTGCGGTCTACCATAGCCTCTACAGCCTCTACCTGATACGGAAGAAGTGTTCCGGTAAAACTCATGCCTGCGCCTTTTCAAGGTCTGAAAGGCGTCGAACAGAGTTGCATACCTTACAAGTTACAGAAGTAACAATACCGCTGCTTCGTGTGCGGCGATCACTTATATGTACTTGAGCTTCTTCTCCAGTTAATGGGTGCCCATTAATACACTTAGTCATATCAGGCTGAGCGTATCTTCCTCGACCTCTTCGGGTGTTCTCGCTAAAGGTTACCTGCTCTAGATGCTCTGGGTTACAGCAGTTTCTTACAGAGCAGAGGTGATCTACCTGCATGTTTTCAGCAATTTTTTCTTTTAAAACAGCCATAGTAAGTCTGTGGGAAAGATACAACTTTCCTTTTATATTAAACCTACCATATCCATCATCTGTTTTTCCAGTCCAAAGCCAACAGTCATTGGTCTTATTAACTTTAGCCCAAAAGTTGTCTGGTAGTTCTTCAATAGAATTATAGTCTAAAGATGGTTTAGCCATGTTGTACATTTCCCGTCTTTGTAGAGGTTACTTTACGACTCATACACTTACTGCAATAGATGTAAGTGTTGCCTGTAAATGGGCAGCTAGTACCTTCTCCGTAAGTATGGCCAACCCTATTACAACGCCATTGTTTAAATGCTTTAATCATAAAAACGCTCTCTCTCCAAACACAGAGTGCTTTGCACTCTCTATACCCATTATAACCTGCTCTGCAGGCATATCGCCAATATCTTTGTAATCGCCATCGTACTTAAAGAAGAAACACTCTAAGCCTTCTTTCTTAGTACGTGCGAGCATGTCACGAGATGCTTTCTCACCAGCTGGATCAATAGTAGGATTATCAAATGCAATGATCAGTTTATCTGCACGACGCATTAGATCTACTTGATCCTGGCTAATGGACGCACCAAAGGTTGAGACACCTCCCTCAATTCCCAATGACGATAGTTTTACTACGTCTAGTGGAGACTCAACTATGATCATAGTGCCACTGCTCCAGACATCTAAACCAAATAAAGTTTTAGACTTTTGCACACCGGTAGGGCGATTACGAAAGTATCGGTTTACTTGACCCTTCTCTTGCCAACCCATAAGCTTATTGTTTTGTGGGTTACGAATAGGTGTGATCCAACCCTGTTGCTTAGTGTCCCACTTAACCGTATGCTTTGCACAAGCCTCTGCGGTTAGGTTTCTTGCATCTAATGCCCACTGTGGTGGCACATCAAATACAGCAAGTCTAGCTTCACTCATTTCAATTAAAGGTTGTACCGGAATGTAAGTGTTCTTAGCTTCTTCTAATTGTTTTGCTATGAGTTCAAAGTTAACTTCAATATTTTGACGTAACCAATCCTTGGCTGCTTCAAAATCAAGACGACCCCACTGAGTTTCAAACTCGTTAATCTCTGCAACGAGAGTGAGCAGAGTGCCCCGGTATCCACACGAGAAGCAATGATGGACACCGGTCTCTACATTCATTGACCATGAAGGACGAGAGTCTGGACGACCAGTACGCTCTAAGTGCATAGGACATAGACCAAGCAGTTCATCCCTGCGTTGATCGGTATCAATACCTAGCCTTAGTAGTACAGACTCTACATCGCCCTCACGATACATATTAATCCTCTTCTGTATATTCTTCTTTAGGTCGATCAGCCATCATTATATAATCTTCTGGCATGTCTGGCAAAGTTGGTGCGGTAGCTTTAGTACCACACTCTGCACATTCCATATCTAAGAAGTACATTGAAATTTCATAGTCTTGAAACATGGCTTTAATATTCCAAAGCATTGAGCCACAAGGACAAACATGGGTTGGTTCTCCACGAACATCCATTGCATTGGTATAGTCTGGCTTTAATTCGCTGATGTCTTTAATAATCTTTTCCTTTCAAGCGGTGTTGTTCCTGCCCAGATGCCCTCTAGGTTTGGGATCTGTAATGCGTACTCAAAGCATTCTTTTTTCATCCAACAATCTCCACAAATTTCTTTAGCTACTTGAACAGCTTTATGATCTGTGTATTTTTCAGGAAAAAAGATATCTGGGTTTTCTCCAGCACATAGCTGTGTTCCGTTAAAAGGATTGAATTGGAGTGCCAAAGGTTCCATACTCTTCAAACTTCCCTTCTTCCCAGTCCCATAGAAGGTCACTAGTTGCTGGGCCAGAGTTACGGCTTGCAACAATGCGAAGTTCACGAGATGAATCATCTTCTTCATCCTGACGCTGCAAACCAAGAATCACATCAGAGTCTTGGAAGAACGAGGATGAATAACCAATCGCATCTGCAGATACCTGTCGCTTCTTCATTTTCCAAAGAAGAACTTGGGTGGACACCACAATTGGAATATTAGCTTTTTGTGCTAAACGTTTTAAGTTACGAGTAATACTTGTCAAAGCTTGTGGAGTATTAGATTCTCCACTAGCCTCATCAACCATAAGATAGACACCATCAACAAAAACAATGTCAGGCTTAATTTTTTCAATCTTTGCCGCCAATCCAGTAACTGTCATTGCAGATGTGCTATCTGTAAGATAAAACTTCTGCATAGTTTCCATACGCTCTAAAGAATCTTTGTATCTACGTTCTTCTTCTAAATTTAAGTTTCCTCTTACTAGACGAGAGTGTGCAATCTTGGCACGCATAGCATCGTGACGATGTTGCTGTTCGATGTTGCTCATCTCAAAAGATTGAAACATTGGGACATGTCCGTCCTCATGAACGTTAACTGCAATCTGCATGGCAAGCACAGACTTACCTGTCTTAGGTGGAGCAATAATTGTAATAAGCTGACCATTTTGCAAACCAGCAGTTGCCTCATCAATAGTTCTAAATCCTGTGCGATAGCCAAGTAAAGCCCCATCACGAGTCTTAATATCTAAATATTCCTGGTAACGTTTATCAGGATCCTTAGTCAAATCTACATCGCTAGATTGAGAAACACCTTCATCATAGATAGTTGCAATTCCAGAACTCATCTCTGCAATAGCACCATCGTGATTACCAGCAGCAATAAGCTCTGCAGCAGATTGAACTACTTCAATAGCTTTTTGACGTCTTCTATATTCAACTAATTGATCTACTAAATAGTCTAGGGAATCTTCTACAGCAAGCAAACGGTATGTAGGAAAGTTATCCTTAACAGTTACTGCGCTAGGAATCTCTTGGTAACGAGTCCAGTGAGTGCGAATAAATTTCCATACGGCACGGTTCTCATCAACAAAGAACCAACTATCGTCTACACCTTTTTCTAAGGCAGGGATAATTTCTCGAGTTCTTACAACCCGAGATATTAATCTCTCTTCATTATCTGCTGCCACTGGCTGCCCCCATATCTAAATACCAATGCCCATAACGTAGCCCACGTTCGGGTATATCAATAACATGCTTTAGCTCTGGCCTGTACGGTAACTCTGCAACAAGATCTGCAGGAACCCTATAAGCTTTTGCATAATTAAAAGGATTAGTTCCAAGATTATCTAGATCTTCTAGAACTTCATCCATTTCTTTTTGAGAAAAACCATACCCTACTAATTCTAACTTGTAGGAATAGGTTTCTGCAAATCGCCAGAATAAAGATAACGACTGTCTATTGTACGTAGTTTCTTCACCACTGATTGCCACACCAAGTACCTTCTTAAAGGTGGGCCTGCGATCAAGGATGCAATCCAAAGTAACCACAACCCGCATAGGAGTTTCATTTGATATATCGCCCCCACGCATATTTACAGTACTTCGATCTTGCCGTACTTCAGTAAAAAATCTCTAAACATAATAGGATCTAAACTTGCTAATGCTGCGTCAGTTTGTGGAGCCTTGTTAGAAATTTCTACTGGATATACTCCAGAGTTATTTTTCATTTTTTCTGACACATAGCGAGTATGTTTGCACATGCTGCGGGTGTTAAAGCCTTCGCAATTACAGCGTAACTTTTTGTTATCAATATTGATCCAAACCTCATGCGGTCCAGAGTCAGATAAAAACAATTGCGTAACTTGCCATGAACTCATAGTAGTTTCCTTCATCCTCGTCTGTCCCCCTGTGGTGCCTCTACCTCAATTGGTATGAATGCTTCCATAGCAAAGCTTCCCATAGGTGCACCATAAACGCTTCCCCAATTCTCAAGAGGAACGTTTGTAGTCACAATCGTTGGAAGCCCTGCGTTAAATCTTGAACGTAGTAACGCATCAAAGGTGTTCTCTGCCCAACCTGATGCGGTTCTATATTCCTTGCCAATATCATCTAGAACAAAAACTCTTACATTATTCATTCTATCGGAGTCACCATATATGCCGTCAAGTAGGATTTGTGTTGCATCATCCTCTTCAGAAAACTGAGACTTCTGAAGCCTTAAAAGCTTTGGATAGTCCATAAACCCGCCTATGCGGTTTGGGAGTCCTCCGGGAGTACCTAAGACGTCCCCTGGAATGCCTCTAATAAGGCTCTGGAGGGCCGTAGAGGCCATAGTAGTCTTTCCGTGACCAGGATTACCCACCAGCATAATTCCAAGCCCGCAGGATGGAGATCCAGCCTTTTGAATGATCTCACCATTTACCACTCTGGCTACCCATTTCTTAACTGCATCGAGAGCCGGTGTGGAGTCCAAATCGGAAAATTCTTTTCCGATAGTTTTCATTGGAAGGCCAGCCTGTACGATTTGTTTCCGGATGCTTGGAGCTTCTTTAGACAGGTCGTACATTACTCTCCCTCTAGTAGGCGCATCATCTTTTCTTGATGTGCTTTGAACTTATCTGTTGAGTATGTTGGTTGCTCTGGTTTCTTAACAACTCCCTGAATCGTCGGGTAGTATGAAAAGAATCTTTGCCATAGTGGCTTACCAATACCGAGATCATTTAGGTTGCGTGGATCCGCAAAAAACATCCGCATAGCCTTTAGAAGTTCATAACGCTGTGTACCTTCACTAACCTGCTTGTTAATCCAAGTGGCAAGATATTTGTTGTTAACTTGGCTGGATGTATTTGGTGCAGCCTTCTCAACTAAGTCATAGAACTCTGCAATTAAGTCTGTGGTAGACCAAAGCTCTTCTGGAGTATTGATTCTATCTCTGCTATCACGCTGAGCCTTTACTGGCTTCTTGTACTTGGCGTTAAGACGAGCCTGGCGATCTTCGATCTTGCCTACGGTTCCAGCAATAGGTTCTTCTAAGCCTCGCTTTGCTTTAGGAGTTTCTTCATCCCCGTCAAGATTCCAACCCATCTCTTCTCCTTCTTGGGGCGCAGCCCCTATAGTTAATAATCCGTTAGGATTATTAACTATATTAGCTCTAGTAGATATATCACTAGTACTAGTAGTTATATAGTTGTCTATGTATAGGTGCCCTGAAAACGAGGGCACGGTAGAAAGTAGCTTTTTAGCCTCTTCTGTAAATTTTAGACGGGCAATCCATTGCCCATTATTCTGTAAACGGACAGACTTAATGTACCTAAGATCCTTAAGTTCATTGATGGCAGCCTGAAGTACATCTCGACCTTCCGAGAATTCCTCAGTCTTTTTTAAATCGTCAGCAGAAAACACCCGACCCTTTTCAGCAAAGTAATAGAAAAGAGATCTGGCTCGTAAAGATAATTTTGGGTTAATAATTGGTTTCAGCATATAACCCTCCCTCTATATCTATCTTACAGTCTATCCACCCTGTTTGGCAAACCACGGGCTTGACGTGGGGAAATGCCGGTAAGTACTTGCTCAGTTGCAAGTGATAGCGTAAGCCCTACAAAGGTAGTTGCTAAGGTATAAACAACTAGATATAATGGGCGTGTATTTAAATTAAGGCATGCAAGTAAACTAAGAACTAAAGCCAACAGTCCTCGCCATTTACCTAGCGGTTTGATTAAACTCTCTACAGCTGTTAAAATACAAGCTGTAGCCAGTCCTGCAATCATTACTATGCCCATAGATCTATTCTATTCTCTAAATACAACTCTGTCAATATCGAAAGCTTGACCAGAGACATAGGTTGATGGGCTAAAGGTAACATTTACAATTGCATACGCCGCACCTGTAATAGAGCTGACTGGAAATGAATTTCCAATATATGCCCAACGTTCAGTATGAGTTACAGTGGCAGTCTGTGTTCTAGCCGCAGTTGTTATAACTGTGTTATTAGCACCTGTTGCATCTTTAGAGTTTGTTGTTTTATTCCCAGTAAGGTTGTCTTGATAAACCACAATAACGTTGTCATTAAGGTCATAGTAATTAACTACTAGTGAATAACTACCAAGTGAATCAGAGTTAACAGGTCTAATTGCAACTGAAGCATAGTAACCAGCATCTGGTAATAAATAAATCTTTCCGGTTTTAATGCCAAAAGGTTTAGCAGAGCTGGAACCGGCAGTAGTAACACGACAGTATCCTTGTCCATGAGTTACGTTATCTGCAAATAGTGTACCTCTTGCAATTTTTCTTGTTAAAGTTGAGTTAACTGAAACCCAACCATTTAAATCATTTTCAAAAGAAGAAGATGGAATTTTTGCTCCAGGCAAATCTTGATAAATATCTAAAGCACTTCCAGTGTTAATACCCCAGTTAG